TCAGCAGAAGCCGTATTCCATAATATAGCATTTGGTGTACCAGATCTATATAACCATGATACACCATTTTGAACTTCCGGGACATCTGAAAACATACCATTACCATTTGTCCAGGATTCAGATACGGGATAAGCTTCTAATTCATATGATTGTAAAAGATCTGATGATTCGGCTGCAAACATTTTGAGAAACACTGAAGATGAGTTAGCTGAATTACCTAATGGCGGAATCTTACCATTATTGATATCAGTACGTAATGAGTTTATTTCAGAACCAAAGTCTAACAATATTCTAGTATTAAAAGTGTCAGAAAAATCAGATGATGCTGATGATAATTTGATTAGTTCTAATATTTGATCTATACCAGTATTACGTTCAGTAAATCTTTCATAAATTGTTGCATCGCGTTCTGCGTAAAATAGTCTATACATAATTATACATTTACAGTTCTACCTTGAATATCCTGATTTGGATATTTTACTTCAAAAATGCATGGATCTAAGCTAGGATATAATATTCCGTGTTTAGTTGCACTAGCAATATCATATACATTTCCAGAATATCCATTAGCAGTGGAAAATTTATTTTCTATTTCAAAACTAGTAACAGTTTGTACACCTTCAACTAAATCTAGATCAGCTTTAATAGCATTCAAATCAATACTTGCATTTATTTGCATTCTGTCAACGTCGAATAATACTTTTAATCTTTCAATACAATTCAATACTGCTTGGTTAGAATTATAATTTGGTCTAGCTATAATTTCAAAATTCAAAGCTATATTGACAATGAACGCATCTTTTATATTGATTGCATCAGTTAACATACGATATTCAGACAAGTATGTCCTAATATTTTCCTTTACAGCTAAATTAGCTGGAGTTAAATTTTTATTTTCATCCAAAGATAAAACATAAAGATTTAATGCTAATGGATTCTGAATAGTATAGCTAGGATAACTCTGATCATGTGTATTGATCTGCGTGTCTCCGATTATATAAGCTTTATCTACAGAACCGAACCTACGTGGCATTGCATAAATTCTGGAAATATAATCTTCTCTTGTAATTGCTCTATTCTGGGCTGCAAAGCTGGCAATTGCATTTTGTCTAATATTTTCAATTGATTCGCGATCTCCACCACCGGTGATAGCACCTGGATTAATTATCGCCAATGTATCTTTGGTATCATCTAAATTTACAGTAGACCCTTCATTGAGATATGTGACTTCATCTACTTCTGTGATAGTGTTAACTCCCGTATTGTCATTTATTCCTCCGCCGATTGTATAAGTGACAGTGAGTGTTGTATTGCTCGGAGCTAATCCATATGTACTCGTATAGAGAAAATTAGACGGATCTAAATTATTATTAGTTGTTCTTCTTAAATATTCAAGACCCAAGCCGACATTTTTTGGATTTGGTATAATCTCTTCATCAGCATCGGAACTGATACCAGAACCGAATTGTATTTCAACTTTATTATCAGCTCTAGTTCTAGTTACAAATCTCCTAGGAGTTTTTTTCAATTTTAATATATAAGGAACAGTAGATCTAAATTGGCTAAGTGTCGGGTCATTGAAAGGAATATTTAGAATATCATCGAATACTGTATCTTGAGCTAGATAATCCACTTCACGCCATTCGTTACCGGATGAATCTTTGATACTTACAATGTCTATGACATTATCTTCTGACAATACAATTTTGTCATAAGCTTTAGGATCATTGAAGATGAATTCCTGTGTATTAACTTCTCCAGATACTATTTCAGCTTCTTTTTTAAGTAAGTATCTTGCTATATCACCTGATGCATTCAGTTCATAAACTGTTATTTCTGGATCATTATTAAAATCAATAGGTTCAACTGTTCTATATGAAACACCTGTCTCTGATGACATAGTCATACCAGATGCTATAGATAATGCATAACGCATATCCGGTTCAATGTTAGCACCGGTGCCTATAGCTGGTACTAATTGATATACATCTATTTTACCGGTAGCTGCAGAAAAATTTCTAGCATCATATCCAAATAATTTAGACAATGTGATAATGCTACTGCGTTCTTGTGCTAGACTCAGTATTGATTCTCTGAAAGCCGTATCAGTGTAGTATGATAACACATCACCGACATACGATGACATTTCCATGAATAACATACCTGGCGATGTTTCATTGAAATCACTATATGTATTTGGAAAATAATTTTTTGTAAAATTAATTAGATTCTGCCGAAATTGTGCAAAATCTTTGTTCAAATATTTTACTTCTTTTTTAATTTGTGTCATAATTCATATCTCATTAATATGCGCCCGGTGATGTGACAGGAGCAGAACTGATTGGAACTAATTGGAATGATTGCTGAGCAGTACCTGCAATGGCGGTTTCTTCTGTATCAATCTGTAGTATCGCTTCTTCATCTAATAACACATTAATTATTATGTTAGCTCCTAAAGTAGTGACTGACACATCAAATTTAATATGAAGTCTTGCTAAGTCTCTATTTTCAGATACTAGTACATTATTCAGAGTAGCATATGGCAACCAATATCGAAAATCATTTTTAATTGATTGTTCTAAAACTGATAAAGTTTGATTAGTCAGATTTTCAAAAAGAGTATCAAAGACATCAGTTCCTAAATTAGGCTGCATGAATCGTTCACCTTTTCTGGTCAGTAACAATGACTTGATATTGCTTACAACTTGTTCTAATGTTGTGTATGATTGCACAAAAACTGATCCACCATCAGATGATCCAGACGCATAATTTGAAAATTCAGAAAATGCAGATGCAGGTTTATTGAATGGCAATTTTATGCCTATTGCAACATTAGGTGTTGTGTTAAACGGTTCTAATCTGTAGATTGGTCTGGCCATTATCTACGACCCTTCTTTTTGTCAATAGCTGTCATCAGAGCCGAATAATCCTTATTCATGATGTTCAAAACATTAGCAACAGCTTCATTTGATGTATCAACAGGTCGGCCATCGATATCAGTAGTTGGCGTGACATCTGGCTCTGAACTCATCATACTCAATCCAGATTCGACTAATGGACCTGTATTCATTTCAGCGAAGTTTGTAACCGTCGCTGTGTCATTCAACAGATCATTCAGAATGGAATTCTTTGAGAATGTCTTCTTTGTGACAGGCTTTCTACGCTGCGGTTTGGCAGACACTGGTTGCCGCTGTTCTGATAACACATCTTTCAGTATAGGCAGAAGTTCTTCAGTTAGAACATCTCTCATTTCCTGTCTGATCATTTGCCTTAAAGCTTGTGTAAATTTACCCATAGTATTACTTTACTATAAATATGAAATGTAACGGAATTATCCTTGTCTTTGTTCAACTATCAACGACTGAGTAGATTCTTCGAATATGTATACAGTGCTTGTCCATGGACGATCAGTCACTGTTCCATTAGATATTAACCTCGCTGATCTTGCTGCACGTGAAAGTGATTCCTGACTATCGGGCGGAATAGGATGTACAGTCATATGAAAATGTGGGCCAGATGCTGCCGAAGAGGGGTGATTATATTCATCTATGAATCTGAAAACAGGTTTTCCGTCTGGTCTAACATTATTAGGAGATCCGGCTATCCCATGTAAAATATTAGCAACTCTTGTTACATACGCTCTAGGCTTAACGACAAAATCCATAGCCACTCCCCTAGTGTGATTACTTACATATCCTAATCTTTGATGAAATTCATCATTTCCTCCAGTCATAGCAACTTCAACCATTGGCAACTCTCTTTTTATTTCATTCAATGCAAATATAGTCCAACTAGCCATTAGATCTGTTATGTCACCGCCATTGGAAATTTCGCCAACAAGCTTTCTAGTTATACGTCTTCCTTTTTCGCCATATCTGAATGCTCTTAATACTCTCCTTACTCTATTAGCATTCGGATGTCCTACACTATCTTCTGGTCTATATTTTATACCAGAATAATCGTCTTCTGTATATTCTAAATCGTTTCTTTTCAATTCACCAATACTCCAAGAAGGTACTGTTGGCGGCAATCCTAAAGCAATAGGTGTAGCTTCAGCTGTGCCCGTAG